CTACCGGCATCTTGAGCACCAGCGGAATCGGCAGCGTGTCGTTCTCATCATCTGGTGCACCAACGTTTGCGGAAATGGTAGCCATTGAAACGGCAATCACAACCGACAACGCAGCAACGACGGACATGGTGTACATCACCACGCCAGCGCTTAACGGTTATCTGAAGACTGCCACCAAGGATTCTGGTTCTGGTCGGTTTATTTCAGAAAACGGCGAAGTCAACGGCTACCGATGCCTGCACACGTCAAGCGTCACCGCCAATAACGTCATTCTGGGCAACTTCAATGATCTCATCATTGCCCAATTTGGCGCCATTGAGGTGCTAACCCAAACCGCTCCTAGCACTGGCATCACCACTATGGCGTTGCACTTGCACATGGACTTGGGTGTTCGCCACGCACAGAGCTTTGCGAAAGGCGCTTAGTGCTAACCCAGAGCAACTCCCCGGCGTTGATCGCCGGGGGGCTACTTAACGGAGAAACAAAAGTGGCAAAAGTAAAAATGTTACGCGACACGGTAGCCAGCGGTTTCGATGTCAAAGCGGGCAAGGAATATGAGCTTGATGAAGCTGACGCAATCACGCTGATCCAAATGGGCAAAGCAGTGCCGGTGAGCGATTCAACGAAAGTTGAAAACCGCGAAGAAGGCGCAACGAAAAGCACGCGCAAAAAGGCTGCTAAATGATAACGGTAGAGATACTGAAGAACGTCACCGCTGACGGCGTAGAAATGTCGGAGGGCGCGCTTATCGACGTGCCCGACAAAGTAGCGCAAAAGCTAATCGCACGCGGCTACGCAACTGAAATCAGCGAAGACGTGCCGCTAAAAGCAAAGCTCAAAACCAAGCCAAAGGGCAAAGGTTAGGGCCATGCCCGGCGCGTTTATCGCAAGCGACATCAGCGAAATGTTTGTCGAAGCAGACTTTGCTACGGCTAGCGTTTACGGCGGCGCAACGATCAACGTGATTTTTGACGCAGAATTTTTAGAAACCGACGTTGGCGGTGGCGTGTCGGTTGACGGCAGCAGCCCAGTTGCTTACGCGCAGACCAACACGATGGCGAACATAGCGCGCGGCGACACCATCACCATTGGCGGCGTGGCTTATGTGGTGACAGATCGTCAAGACGACAACACAGGCGTCACGATGTTGAGGCTAAGGACATGAGCCATGTGCGTCAGCAAATACGTGAGCGGATCGCGGCTAACGTCACTGGCCTGACGACAACAGCTAGCCGGGTTTATCAGTCGCGCGTCTACAACTTGGCGTCAAACGAAATGCCAGGTCTGCTCATTTATACAACGCAAGAAGCGTCAGAGCGCGACACATTTATCGGGTCAAACGGACTCAACCGCGTCGTTGACGTGTTGGTCGAAGGTTATGCAAAAACGTCAACAAACCTTGATGACACCCTAGACACGATTGCGGCAGAAGTAGAGGCGGCAATAGCCGCCGACCCTACGTGCAACGCGCTAGCCAAAGACTCACAGCTAGCTAGTACAGAAATTGAATACACAGGCGAATCTGATTCGCCCACAGGCTTGGTGCGCCTCACGTTTAGTGTGGTGTATCGGACGACGGCAACCGCGCCAACGAGCGCAATTTAGAGGATAGAAAAATGGCAGTTCACACATCAGTGGAAGGCGTTGTGCAGGTTGGCGGTACGGCTGTTGCACAACTCAGATCAATGAACCTAGAAGCAAGCGCAGAAGTTATTGACTCAACGACGATAACTGACGCAGCGAAAACCAACTTGGCAGGCACTAAAAGTTACAGCGGAAGCGCTGAATGCTTTTGGGATGAAACCGACAGCGTGCAATTATCACTGACTGAAGGCGCATCCGTAGCGCTCAAATTCTTGTTTGAGGGCGCAACGTCTGGCGATTACAGCTATGAACTCACCGCAATCGTTACAGGCGTCTCAATCAGCGCAGGCATCGACGGAATGGTGGAGTGTTCCTTTAGCTTTACCGGCACTGGCGCGTTGACCCGAGGCACTGTGTAAATGTCGGCGTTGATGACGGCGGCAAAGGCGCATTTTAGTGAACTGCTAGACGGCGACTTGCAATGCCTTGAGGTGCCGGAATGGAAGATCGCCGGGCAACCGGCAAAAATCTATTACCGGCCCTATATGACCGTCGCCGATAAAGGCGAATTGATCGCGCTTTATAACGAAGGCAAGCACTACGAAATGATGGTGCTGTCTTTGATTTTTTCAGCGCGTGACGAAACTGGCACACGTCTGCTCACCAAATCCGACAAGTTTGAGCTAATGAAATCGGTTCACGCTGACGTGATCGAAGACATTTTCACGCGCATGGCGTTGTTTAGTGTGGATGACGATGGCGAAGCGGCAAAAAAGTAGCCGACGACCCTGATCTGCGTTTTGCGCTACATCTAGGTGAGGCGCTGGGAATGGGTTTGCGGGATGTGCTAGCCATGTCTGAGTTTGAGTTTCGACTTTGGGTTGAGCATTTTAGATTGAAAAATAATGGCAGCTAATTCAGTACGAATACCGATAACCGCGAAAGACAAAACTGGCGCGGCGTTTAGCTCAGTCAGCAAAGGTTTGGCTAACGTCGGCGTGCGCGTAGCAAAACTGGGCGTTGCTTTTGGCACGTTAGGCGTTGCCGCTGGTGCCGCAATCATTCGCAGTCAAATGCAAACGATAGATGCGCTTGGCAAGACTGCCGACAAGATTGGCGTGACTACCGAAGCGCTTGGCGCTATGCGTCACGCAGCAGACCTTACAGGCGTCTCTACCAGCACGATGGACATGGCGCTACAACGCTTCACCCGGCGCGCTAGCGAAGCAGCACGCGGCACAGGCGAGGCCAAGGGCGCGTTGCGTGAGTTAGGCATTGACGCTAGGGAGCTAGTGCAACTGCCGCTTGATGAACAGATGGGCTTGGTTGCTGACTCTATGGGCAACGTCGGCACACAATCTGATCGCGTGCGGCTAGCCATGAAACTGTTTGACTCCGAAGGTGTCGCGTTACTGCAAACGCTAAAAGGCGGCAGCGCTGGTTTGCAGCAGATGGCAGACGAAGCAGAACGCCTTGGCCTAACCCTAGACCGCGCAGACGTGGCAATGGTGGAAGCTGCAAACGATGAAATCACGCGCGCTATGGCAGTGCTTGAAGGACTAGCCAACCAAGTCAGTGTGGCGTTAGCGCCGTTTATTGGCGAAGTGGCAAATCAGTTTGCGCAAGCTGCGCTTGACTCAGAACGTTTCGGCAACGTGGGCCAAAAGGTTGTGCATGGTGTCGTCAACGCTGTTGCAGGGTTGGTTGATTTTGTGCGCGGCATCAAGATTGCCTTGAAGGGCGTCGAAATTGCTTGGACAACATTCAAAGCGGTTGGCTTGGCTGCGCTGGCTATTTTGGCGTCGCCAATACAAGCCGTCATTAACGGCATCAATTCAATCCGCGCAGCGCTAGGCATGGAGCTTATACCGCCACTTGTCGTTGATAACCTCATTGCGACGACCAACGAACTCCAAAACCTGCGTGCAGAATTTGACGCGCTGCGCGAAGCGCCTAGCGCGCTGGAAACAGTTGGGCCGATGCTAGAAAGCATTACGGCAGGCGCCAGAGAACGCGCGGAAGTCATAAAGGCCGAAGCACAAGCGCAAGCCGATAGCGCAAAAAACGCGAAGGCACAAACGGCGTCACAGATTGCCGCTGGCGAAGAACTAGATGCGTTTGAGGCCAAAAGCCGGTCAGAACAAGCACAACACGTGACCAGTCACATGCGCGAACTGTTTGGTAAGAATAAGGCCGTCAATATCGCATCGGCTGTCATGGACACCTATGCAGGTGCAACCAAGGCCTTAGCAGCCTACCCACCACCACTATCGTTTGCCTTTGCAGCGGCAACTGTCGCAGCAGGACTTGCCCAGGTTGCCAACATTAAAGCGCAATCGTTTGAAGGCGGCGGCTACACGGGCATGGGCGCACGCAGCGGCGGCATGGATGGCAAGGGTGGGTTCATGGCAATGCTGCACCCAAACGAATCGGTGATTGACCACACCAAAGGGCAGGGCGGTGGCGTCACCGTCGTTAACAACGTAGACGCACGCGGCAGCGGCGCAGACGTAGAGCAAAAAATCAGAGTGGCTATGGCGCAAACGTCAGAGCAAACAATTTTGACCATACGCGACCTCATTAGGCGTGGGCGGTTTGCATGACAACGTTTGCTTTTCCTAGCATCACACCCAGCAGCAACACGTTTGAGCTTGTGGCTAACACACGCACGTTTCAGTCGCCGCTGACCAACGCCATACAAACAACTTCGCGCAAGGGTTCATTGTGGAAAGCATCGCTGCAATTTAACAATTTGAGCGGTGACAACCGCAAAGAAATGCAAGCGTTCTTGGTCAAACTCAACGGACAGCAGCATCGCTTCAACTTACACGATCACAGCTATGTCATGCGCGGCGCTGGTGGTGGCACGCTAGCCGTTAACGGCTCTGGTCAAACTGGCGTGACACTGGTGTGCAATGGCGCGACAGCCAGCGTTAACAACTACCTGCGCAGCGGGGATATGATTTCGTTTAACTCAGAGCTTCATATGGTGGTCGCAGACGCAAATAGCGATGCAAGCGGCAACATCAGCTTGTCGATTGCACCACCAATCCGCAAAACGTTAGCTAACGACACGATCATCGATTACACCACCCCAGTGTCTGGTGTCTTTATGTTGGCTGGC